ATATGGCACCAGCCGTACGATAACACCGTTCACCTTTGTTCGTTTTTCAAACATCATGTGTCTTACCCTTTTTTAAGACACGGTTGTAACTAAGTCGGCCGAGGTTGCACGCTTGCTAGCCATCAACTTAATACCTGTACGGTTGCCATCGAATACGCGATGCGCAGTAATGTACACGTTATTGATGTTGATGTTCTGGCTACCCGTTGCGCCAACGAAGCACAGGCGTGCAGCGCTAGGCGTAGTCGTGGTATCGGTATAAACTTTGGCATCAGTTAAAAGCGTGCTGTTAAAGCTGATGATCTCTGCCGTCACATCGAATGCGCTTGGTAGCGTTTGGTTATCCTCAAGCGTGTCGGTTACTGGGGTGATCGTAACCTGAGCGCTATCCGTAACGGTAAGCGGATACTGAACGTACGCGCCACCAGTTGCATTAGCAACGCCCACGGCTTGAAAAATAAGCGGTTTAGTTATGCTCATCTAAGTCTATCTAGGAAGGTTAGTGTTTTGAATTTTACTATAGTCTCGTTGTGCGATGATCGACAGGGTCATGGTTACAAACTTAGTATTGCGCGTTATGCCCGTCTGGGCATTGTAGCTGAAATAATATAGGTAGCTATTAGTCAGCGTTGCAATGTTAAGTTGGTTGATCCAGTCGATAATTTTGTCTTTGAGGTCAAGCAGACGAAGCTCAGCGTCCTGCGCGTTGTTATTCATGTACGCTTTGATCACACTGATATCAATGCCGTAACCTGCCTGCATTAAATCATTGCGGTACTGATCGACGCGCGTCTGAGGCGACTCTGTGATCTCATATATGGCGATGCGTGCGTCACGTATGTCTGCACGCGATTCAATGTCTTGAACGTTTTGACGGTACACTTCGTACGTTACGTATGGTTCGTATAAATACTCTTCCATACTCGCACGCAACTTGTTTAAAATATCTCTACTTATTGCCACTTAGCACCTCGGCAATCATGCGATTCATTTTGTCCATAATGTCTGCAGGTACCGACTCGACTCCCTTAGGGAAAATCGATCGCATACGCAGGCCTGCTTTGCTATATTGAATGCCATCGTGATGGTACTTAAATATCTTGCCCATGTCAGGATCTTCAAAGCGAATGGTTGAGCCTTCACCAGACGTAACTTCGATACGCGTATTTTCAATGCGTCGTTTATTAGCGCGCATTGTCACAGGCGCCTCGGGTAGTCCTTGCTTTTTACGATAGACTCTATACTTAGGTGTGTACTCGTTGTCATAACGATCATTGCCGAACGCCTTGCCCGCCAACGTGTTATCTTTCATGCGCTGCGCAATGTCTTCGGCTATGATAGGCGTTACCTTATCGTTGAGCTCCGCTATGCGTGAGCCTATGATTCTTTCGAGCTGTACCGTAAGGCTCTCACCTTCTAGCGTTATCTTCATAACACGTACCGTATAAATGGCGTGAGTAGGTTGCGTGCTTCGACCGACAGGCCATTGACAACAACGCGCTGCGTAGCGTTAGGATCTTGTCTATTCTTATACTGCAAGCTCAGCTCTTGCATTATGCCCATGCGTATCGATGCTGGGCAGTTGCCAGCGGTATAGCCACTCTTAAACGTGATGATCAGATATTCGTCTAGACCGCTTACGATCTCAAGCCATTTGAAATCAGATCCATGTACGTAGTAATCATCATTAGCGACTAACGTTGTATCTTGATTATCGTAAGTCCTTGATATAACGCTATTTATGGCGCCATGTATTCCGTATGGCAAAAGTACCTTTGTAGCAGGGCGCACCCATATTGAACGACGTGTCTTCTCATACGTATCTAAAGCGATGTATCGTTCGACCTGTTCGGTCGTCGCCTCAAGTAACATCTGAATGTAGGCATCATGCACATTGGTATTGACGGGCAATATCTCTTTGGCTTGCTGCAAAGTAAGCGCATATTCGCGAGGGTCATCAGTTATCGTGTTCTCACTCGCGGTCGTATTGAGCGAGTAAGCACCCGTTAAACTGTCGAACTGTCGCGCAATAAATGCCTGCTTGCCGTTAATTGAAATCATGTGCCTTACGTGACTTAGGTCTAATGACCTTGGGTGCGTTGGATGTGTTGTCCGTTGCCACTATTTCGGCTGTGCCGTCATAGATATAGTATTCAAACATACGCTTTTCTTGAGCGTGAGCTGCGGTATATGTCTCACCTTTCTTGTATTCTTTAACGTTACGTCCGTCAAAGCTGCTAAAGGTGTCAAATTTAAAGCGTATAGTCATGGCGAAAAGTAGGGTAGGCCGAAGCCTACCCCTTTATCTAGTTGGTTGGTGCGTTATTAGGAAAGCCTAACACGCCCACAATAGCAACGTTGACATTAGATGTCACAGAAGTAGCGTTGGTTTTGAACACTTCTGGAAATACATAACGCTTAGTAGGTCGGATCGAATAGTAAGCAACCGTGTTAACGGCCGTCAAGTCCTCGGTCTTAACCAAGTTAGCAGCAGATAAACGCGTGGCATTAGCTACGTTGGTATCGTCGCCTTCGCGGAATGCTAATCGTAACGCATTGCCCACGTTGATAGCGCCCGTTGCATCTCCTTTAGCGCCACCGACAAGGGCGACACCTACACCGCTGAACGTTGCCGTATCAATAGCGGATCCATTAGCGTTCGCATTGGTCGTGCCACCCGTGAGCAGCGCGGACCATTGTACATTGCTTTGCTGACCGAAATCAAATAAACTCATTGTAGTCTCCTAAGGTTAAGATGCGGTCATGGTTAACTGTGCGATAGCTTCGTCACGGATGACGGCGCCACCGAAACGGCTCATAACGTACAGGTTGGTAACAAAGCTAGATGCTTCGCTGTACTGGTCACGAATGACATAGAAGTCAGTGTGGCGAACGACGGTGTAGCCATAACGGAAGTCACCATACAATACTGGTACTTGACCAGCGGTGAACACACCAGTCACGCTACCTGTTAAATCAGGTGCTTCGTACACTGGCGAGCCTAACAGACGCGAGGGCGTGCCAGCTTGGAAGCTAGGCTCCCATAAATATGCAAGGCCGTTGGTGCTAGATAGTACCAGCTGGCGGATAGCAGCTAACGTCAAACGGTTAGCCATCCAAGATGAATTGGCCAAATAGTAATCTTTGAGCTGACCTTGCAGGCGAATCAAGTGATCGCTGGTGAGGGTCAAGGCTGTAGAATTGTAATTGGTTACGTTGCCTACAAGACCCGTAGGCTTGCTCACACCGTTACCATTAATGAACGCAGTACCAAGCGACTTCTCAAACTGCTCACGGATGGAGCTGTTGATTTCAGCCTCAAGGTCGTATGCTGCGTCTTGCTCTTGCTCGATCGTCCAAGCAACACGGGCAGCCAGCTTAAATACTGGAATGTCGGTATATCCAAAGCTATCCTTGGTCTTTGTGCTAGCTACGTCTTCGTCTAACCAAGATGCGGATAGCGACTCGTTACGCTTGGCTTGCTTGTAGCTTGGAGCAGATGTCTCAACTACGCGTGCTACTTGAAGTACAGGGCTGATCTCTACAATCTGCTTGTTGATATCGTCAGACATCTGTGCAGGCAGGAGCAATGCGCCAGCTGCTGCAAGGTCAAAGCGAACAAGGTTATCGCTCTTCAATTCACCGCCACGACGGACGTTGATCTTAGTATCTTTCATTTGCGCTTCAACAGCACCGATGCCACCTTTAGCGAATAGCGTAACAGCTTTTTTAAAGTTGCGTACGTCATCGCTTTGCTGCTTAGGCTGAGCAGGATTGATGCTCTTTAAGCCCATCTCGATTTGATCTAAACGGTTATTGATCTTGGTAGCTTGCTCGTTATTCTTGTTGATAACTGCTTCCTTAAGCTCAACCGCTAGATCACGAAACTCCTTCTTAGCGTCAGGTTTCATGTTAATTATTTTTAATTTCGGTTATTAGTGACTTTAACTCATCCACAAGTGATATATAACCATCGTCTTGCGGACGCTTAACTGTCTTGCGACGTGTTATGCTCTTCTGCCATAAGGCCTGCTTACGCTTTAAGCTGTTCTTACGTGACTTTGCAGCCATAATTTGTGCTTCCGTGTTCATCGGAAATGGCGTAATTGAGACCTCATGTAGCGCTACCTCTTTAAGTAGCCGTGTACCGTCGGCGCCTGGCATCGACTTGATGGTATCATAACCAATCGACAGCCCCATCTTTGCGCCTCGATCCAACATAAATTTGATTTTCTTATATGCGCTTGCCACCTCTGGATCATCCAAAGGCATCTCGGCTTTCATATATAGGCCTTTCTCCTGATCCTCGAGCACAGCAACGCCAGCGACATCGCGTGTATTGTAACCATGATCAAGCAATAGTGGTACGATACCTTGTTTATGCAGCAGCGTTTGCTTGAATGCGCCCTTCTCTACCACGTCGCCACCTAGATCGGTGTTGCCGTATGTGGACGCGAATCCTTCGATGACGCCTACTTTGGTATCGTCAACTTCTTGGATGTCCATCTCGACCTGCTTGAACTTACCGATGATACGACGCTTGGGTAACTCTGCTTCCTCAAGTGGTTCAATCTTAGATAGCGTACTAAAGCGGTGACCAACCACCACGCCAGACGAACGCCATCCACCTTCAACGCGCTCATACACTTCAATCAGTGCAGCTGGATCTTCGGGGCTAGCCTCAACCGTAAACTCGCTGTCAGGCACTTGCAATGACTCGCTATCGCTGATCTGTATAACCTTGCCCTGCGCTTCTCCGCCAGCCGATTCCCACTTAACAAAATCGCCATCGGTTAACTCGCCAGCTGCTGCCTTCATATCGTCAGGCATATCATCAGCATCGGTCTCAAGCTCAGTATCGATCTCCTGTTCTACTTCGCCTTCCAGATAATCTTCAGCGTCGTGCAAGCTTTCAAGCGGTAAGTTTAATAGTTGATCGGTTGGTTCCATCTGCTCGCCAGCCGTAGCGTACACGCGCACGGTATAGACATTGGCTGCAGCATCGAGGTTTTCGATGATTCCAAAGCCATCGCCATCGCCATCGATAAAGTGAACCATATCGCCTAAGCCGAACTCTTTTTGCTCTTCGATAGGCTCTCCGTCAACCATAGTCTCAGGATCATCGAGCATCTCGGCCATCTGATTAATGATATCATCAATTTGTTTGGCTTCGTCTGCAGCTTCGATGGCTGCGATAGCAGCGTATGCCGATGCCTCGTCAGCGTGACAGGCAAAAGGAACTCGCTGTTCGCCTTCCAACTTATACACCATGGCTTGGCCTGTATCGCCGCTCTCCATGTTGCATTGTTCTTTTACTACTTCAAAAGGCATCGGTTAAATAATTTGGGGTGTTACTGTTGTATCGCCTGTTTCGATAGGCTGGTAGCCAAGCTCTTCGCGAGCTTCGTTGGTCGTTAAGATGCCAGCTTGCACAGCCTTCATTAAACGATCAATTTTTGTAGAGCGCTCTTCTTGTATCGCTTCGATGTTATCGTAGTCAATGCAGATAACTGGATTGTCAGCATAGAATGGTTGCAACGCTCGGTTAAGTGCGCTATAGATCATCTTGCCTAGCGGTATCGCTGCTTCGCTGTAGAGCGCTTTACGTGCTTCTTGGAAGTTGCTGTAGGTCTTGTTGCTTGCATCGTTTAGCAACTCGCTCGATAGGCCTAGTGCCATAACGATCATGCGCATTGATATCTGGATTGCCTCGCTCCACTCGGTTTCTTGTGGCTTATCGCTAAACCTTTGAAGCGTAGCGTTCTCGCTGATGATTTTTAAGCGGTGAGCGTTTGCTGCGCCCGACTGCGCTTGCCACTGATCCTTGAGCATATTCCCCTGCGCCTGCGTAATACCAGGCATACTAGCTATGATCGGTGGCGTACCACCACCTAATGCAACGTTCTTGTTCCAAGTTATAGCGCTATTATGCAGATCGATAATCTCACCTAATGGTACACCTGGCGACATGCCGTGAAAGTACTCGCGAAGGTTAGGCATCTTGATATAGATGATCTCTTCCTTGCCAAAGTACACATCACGATTCTCGCGGTACACATAGCCAGTGATTGGATTGATGTAATCGCCTTGTATTGGATCGGTATATTGTGAAGGCATTACAACCAAACCTAAGGGTCGTTGATCGTAGTCGCTCTTGACAATGTTAAGATACCCTTCACCCGTTGATATAATATACAAGCATAATAGTTGAATCATTTCTTCACGCGTCGTATCGCGTTCCATCATGCGAAGTATCGGATGATCGGTCGTCGTCGTAGTACGTCCGCGTGTACTGCTTTCGATATAGATCGGCATGCTAGCTACCGTTCGTGACAGCAACATAGCAGCAGCATAGAAAGGAGCGTTACGCTCGAAGGCTTGCTCGATTAATTTGCGTTTATCCCACCGCGTATAGTCCTGCCAGCCGTTACCCCATAGGATACCTTGATATACACGGCTTGGTAAGCTCTTGCGATTAAATAGATTAGAATACCATGCCATGTTTAAACGATCCAATAGTTATTACGATTGCCTGGATACATGCGTCCATAGATCTCCCATAGTGCATAGCGTGCCGTGTCTGCGTCGTGGGTCTTGACGCGCCCTTCTTTGTAGTCGGATGACTTATCGAGGTCGCCATACTTGTCGGCCTTAGCTGCCTGAAGCGATTGATATACATTACGCTCAGCAGGATTGAACTTTACCAAGTCATTGCGCAAAGCCCAGTTAACGCATTGTATCGTGTCCTTAACGGGTGGGTTAGCTAGTGGTACTTTATAACGTAACCTATCGCCAAACGCATCGCCAAACAATTCACGCACTGCCTTCCACATGCTGCCCGTTGCAAGCGCTGTTCGGTTCTCGCCCGAAGCATCACCAAGTAATATGACGTTACCACGATGGTGCTTGTAATGCTCAATCAATTTTTGAGCGTCTTCAAATACCGTAGCCTCCTTCATTTGAAAGCTCTCAACGCATCCTGCTAATGGCTGCGCCTTGTCATTCTTGCCTAGCTCTTGCCATGCAGACACGGCTCGATATTCGACATTGAAATCCCAGCTAAGGTATAGATCATGGTTCGCACTATAAACGCACTCTTGTCTGTGCTCTGGTAAGATGCTGAATAACCCTAGGCCTGTTAGCGATACGCGACGGCCGTGAAGGTAGCGATCAAGCTGCGCGCCATCGTAGGTTGCGCGGAGTAGCTTTTCATATCGCTCACGGAACGCACGATCTGGATTGTCTTTTAGGCTGATCTCATAAAGCGTTCCGCCTTGGTCTTCTATAAATTTATAAAGCGGAGCATCTGGCTCGTCTGGCATTGATGTCACACGTACACGTGCTTGCCCTTTACGAATACGGCTAACAAACGTAGTGAGCGCCTCTATTGAAAAGTAGCTAGCCTCGTCCGCCCATCCCCAGCTATAGGCCACCGATTCGATACGCTTGATAACATCAGCCTCGGCAGATCGAAGGTGAATGATCGAGCCCATAACGTTGATGGTCATGGTCGACTGGTTGAATCGGTACGGTATAGCAAGCTGTTTAAATAGCGGTTCAATGTCTTGGAAATAGATATCGCGTGCTTGCTGCAGCGTGTTCCACATCAAAAGCCCTTGGCTACTTGGCTGGCGGTCGAGCTCAGCGATAACGAAGCGAGCGCCGCACCATGTTTTGCTTGACCCCTTAGCGCCTACGATAGATACGAAACGAGAATCACCAGCGACGAAGTCAGCTTGGTACGGGCGCATCGGTTGGATGACGCTATCGGCTGTACTATAGCTTAAAGCAGCATTCAAGCGAAGGCAACGATATTGGATGCGGTCGTATCGGTATTGCTAACCCGTTTGACGCTCAGGTCAAGGAATGTGCCAGCGTTAATATTTTTGATGATGACACTTGAGCTGCCATCATACGGGATGACGTTGATGTCACCTGCTGTACCTACGTATAGGTATCGAACAGCTATTGAAATGTTGGTCGTATCGGAGGGCGTAACAGCTTGGAAGTATGTCGAAGATCCGCGCTCTGCTCTTTGCATAAGTGCACACATTTAGAAGGTTCAACTAAATGTATGCACTTTTTTTAAAATATGTGTATGATTTTTAAAATTTTATTTGTATATCGCTTCGCACTTGTCAAGGAAGGTCTCAATATGCTTGTGCGTGCGGATCTGGAACATGTGATAGCTCATCTCAATAGTGCCAATACCGAACGTAGTGCCGCATCCATACACGGGCATTCCATCTCTTAACTTCCAGAATGGCGCCTCAATCGGTGGGAAGTCGTAGCGTAATGGCATATAGTACATTATCGGTTTACCATGCGCTTCGTATGCGTAGGTTACCTCTTCGGCTACGTCGCCTCGCTCGGTCTCGGCAAATGACGGACGACCGATTGCGTTCCATTCGTGTAGATTTATACCCATAAACGATGGGGCAACGAACACATGTTGATTATTTTCGATATGGTTGCTGCGCTGTATGTTGCCTACTAGCTTGCCCTTGCTTGCATGTAGCAGCGTCATTTCGATAGCTTGTAACGATAGCGGTATGGCGTCGATATCCATAATCAGTGCCACATCATAGCCTACGTTTAATGCATGCGACAGCATCCAATCGCAGGTTGCTCCGTGTGGTTTTGTCGTAAGCACCTGTTTAAACTCGATATCGCATCCAAGCTTGTATACGACTTTGCGCTGAGCTTCGACTATAGCAGGTGAGATGTTGCTCATGTAGGGCGATAGTATTATAGGCTTCATTGGCGTATAAAGATTTGATCGTATCCGCAATCGTAGGTCTGGTCAGTCAGCTCATACCCGTGTGACTTCATGTAAAAGATGAATTCATCACGGTTTTTAAGGTGTATCATTTCAACTTGGATCTTGTCGATGTCATACTCAAACAAGTCTGTATCCATTATGACCTCTTCGTCCATACCTTCGATATCAACGAATAAAATGTCTATGTGCTTAGGTGCGCTGTTTAATACCTGCGATAGCGTAACCGTTGGGCAAAGGAACGAAGCTATAGTTGCATCGTCATAGCCATGTTTTATTATGTGGTCACGGTCGGTCGATGCAACTTCGTATCTAGGTCCATCTAAGGTGCTATAGTAAAATTCGATAAGGCCTAGGTCTATATCGCTCGGCACTACGGCAGCATTAATGACATATGCGTCTGGATACTTTAAGCGCAGTATAGGCACGTGATAGATGTTAGCCTCAACCAAAATTAGCTTATTGTCAGCCGTGTAAAACTGAGTGACGTGGTCATCGCCTACGCATGCCCCTAATTGAATAATGTTCATAGATTTGCAATATAGTCTTTAAGTTTTCTAGTCGGTGTCCAGCCTAGCTCCGTGCGTGCATCGTGGTTATCGCATACGCTTACCGGATAGTTGCCCTTTTGATCTGGTACATTTACGTGAGTGATATCAGGATATCTATCCTTGAACATGTCAAATACTTTGTTAATGGTCACAGGCATATCAGCGCCTAGCTCGAACTCACGCAGCTTGCTATCAGTGTGCATAA